GCATTCATAATCCTCCCTCACATTCTACGGATTCTTGGCATTACGCCTCTTCTCATGTGTTTTATTGCACTTCTACGTGTAGGGCATCTTTGATAGCCCATTTGCGGTGTAGGGCAATGAGTTTCTTCGCCTTGACATATAGGGCAATCTGCAAACTTTTGAAGCATACTTTCTAATGCTACATCAAATGCTTTTTTTGTATCTTTTGGGCTTATAGGTCTAGGGCCGACTCCGTATTTTTTTTGGTTTTCTAACTCCCGTTTTAGTTCAGGGTCATTTGGTCCATCGTCATATTTTCTATCGTCTTTCATTGATGATGTCCTCCTAAATTATAATACATCTGTTCTCCACATACTGCACATCTTGGAGTCCAACAAAAATGTAGCAAACCACATGCAGTACATCTTGTACCTGAACCTATGTTCTGTATATCTTGAACTTGGTTTTTAGATACCTTGACTCTTCTATTTTGAGCATTAGCCATGTTTTTACGGCTAAATGGAGATTCGTTTTCTTTAATATTTCCTTGATTAGAAACTAATTCAAACATACGCTTACTGCGTCTTTTGTTTATCTCTATTGACGATTCTAAATCAATTTCGCCAACTTCTAATCGCTGCAAGGGATATTCCCCCAATCAAGACCTTGTTCCAATTGCCATCCATGTTCCGGCTGAGCCGGTTGTAGCGAAGTCTACTTTACCAACTGGGCTTGAACCAGATGCGTCTACTGCTGATGCGGAGGCTGCTGTTGGATAACCTGCATTAAGCGGAGTAACATTGAAAGATATAACAGTTCCTAGGTTATTCAAAGGAATGTCAAAATCTCCTGATGCGCCAGTGAAACGACCACTCATTACATATAGTGTTCCAAATACATTCGGTCTATCGGTTGTTATTTTTATTGCCATATTTATTCCTCATCGTGTGTTCTTATTTATTATTTGCCTAAGTATATGCTTATTCAAGATAGATTGTTATCTTTACACCAGGTCCATCAGCAGGTAGTGGAGATGAACCTGTTAGAGTAAAACTAAATTGCACATCACCGTGAACCATCCCATTCCACGATGTTTTTCCAATACTAATTTGGCCGCTATCAGATGAGGCGATAGGTGTATTAGAACCATCGGAGTAAGAATTAAAGAATGCCGGAAAAATCCCTCTTGCTTGAACATCTGAGCCTTGAGTCACATCAAACACTAAAAGAGATTCATCTTGACTTGCTGTTAAATCAATGCCTTGTATTGGTTTGTGATAATTTATAAAAGCGGAACTATGGGATCTCCGAATGTCGCTAGTAATTTGAAATGTACCTGTGCCTGAACCGGATTGTAAGGGTACTAATGAACTAAAATCTACTACTACTTGACTTATTTTACCGTTCAAGTTTGAGATGACTCCAACATGGGTAGTTGCACTCTCCGGTTGTAAAATAAGAGTTCGTCTATTGCATCTTGCTCTACTTAGGTAGAAGTTGCCGTCATTAACATCACTCATGGCAATCCCTCTATTCACTTAACATTTCAAGAAGGTCTGCTTTCTTTGTAGTATTTTTAACAGTATGCCCACGCTCTTTAGCAATAGCCATCAATTGGAATCTAGTCATAGAAGAATAATCAACATCTGTTGTTTCTTCAGCAACTGGTTTAGGTACTGTTTCTTCAACAACGGCTTTCATAGCCTTTGATTTAGTTTCTGTATCGTCTACGATAAGCCATGCTTTAGAACCGCCTATTTCAATCTGAGGGCGTATATGCCTCTCAACATAGTCAGTAGGTAGTTCTTTAATCATATTGCGACTAAAGCCTTGTTTTTGCTTATCAACCAAGATTTCGCAGTAAGACCTAGCCCCAACATATTGGACTTTAATTCCCATTTAAACCGCCTCAACGGTATAGGAATGTAAATCTAACTTTGTCGTTGTCTTGACCCGCAGCAGGTGGTGTAGCCTTGATTACAGTTGAGGTTGATACATTTCCAGCAGCAGTAATAGCATTACCGCCAGCAGTAGACATGTTCATAATTCCTAGAACCGCAACAATTTCAGTTCCAACTACTGGGTTTGTAGCCAATGCTAAGTCATAGCCGTAAGCAGCATCTCCATCACCAATGGTTGCTTCTACGATACCAAGGCTTAGTGTAGGTTTTGCAGTACCGGATCCAGTTGGATGCCAGGACATATCCCCTGAACTAATGATTGCACCATCAGCATTTACTTTAGTAATTCCACCTTGACCTGCCCATAGAGGGGTGTCTAAAATCAATGTTACTTCTGTGTTCGCTTTAAAATTTATATTTGCCATATCATTTCACTTCCTTATTTATTTCCTTTAATTCCCTCATGCGCTCAAATCTCTAACTTTACCATGTGCGCCATAGAACAGTTGCCATAGTTCGCCCATTGTGTGGAATAGACCAACTTGACCTAGCCTGTTAATACCGAATGGGTCGCCAGTTTCAATTCCAGATTCGTGGTAGAGAGTAGGTTTAGCAGTACAAAAGTATGTGTAGTCAGTATCAATCATGTAAATTCTTGAGATACCGCCAGCGTCTTGTGCTACATCTTTAGCAGGGATAATTGGTACACCGTTGTAAGTTGCTACTACAAATCCGCCTTCCATACCAGGAATACCTTGTACACCATTTACTGAAGGAGTAACTCTCTTCATTTCTGTAAATCTTTGTTGAGGCTGGAGAAGTTGTTGAATCTTTTCAATAGTATCATATCCAGTTAGAATAATCTTTGGCTGACCTCCACGTTCCCATACTTGTCTAAACATTCCGTCAAGGATGTTAAGAGTTAAAGAACGGTTAGCGGCGTTATCAGCATCTACGTTAGCATCATACCATTGTCTTGTAGCACCTGTGCCTCTTGTGATTGTGTATTGGTTGTGGTCTGTAATGTTGTCTACCGCAGCGTTAGCACCAGTAGCAACTTCATCAAAAGACGAGGACATAGCCCTGTCAAGAGATTCAAAGTTGTTATGTGCAACAGTATCTACATCTCTAAGCAACATCTTGTTAATTGATTCTGCGTGAGATTTTGACATTTCCATCTTGATAACTGCTCTAGCATCGCCAAGTCCGTCATCTTTGTCAGCAAGGAACATTGCAGTTTCGCTCAGGTCGAACTTACTAGCAACAGTCTTTGGTTTTGTGCTGACTTCTTCAAATGTAGGCTTGGTGGAATCTGGTAGGACACCGTTCTCAGGTAGACCTACTGCTTCACCAGGTCTGCCGGTGACAACACGCCATCCTGATTTTTCCCAAGGCTTCTTTGGTAGTATAGAGAAGGCATTGAATTCTTGATTCAATTGCGACCATACTTTTCTTCCAAATATTGCTTGGTAAGTTCCAGTTGTACTGCTCATCAATGGATTGTCCGACTTGAGTAAGTCAGCACCACTGTAAGCCCATGCGTTTGTTCCAGCACCTGCACCGTAATACAGGCGTTCCATATCTTCTATTGTTCTAATATATCCTTGTGTCATCGTATTCACCTTTTTTTATTTTTTTAGAATTACTCGCCTCTTAATGCTCTATGAGCCAATGCTTCGGCTGCTCTCCATCCCTCTAAATCGTTGCCCATTTGAGCAAACTCTTGATGAGTTGGTACTCTAATTTGTGTTGATGGCATTGATGGAGTTGTATCGCTCTTTGTTAAGTCGGATGCACCAGACTTTAGGGAATCAATTTCACTTCTTAGTGCATTTAATTGTAGTCCAACATCATTTTGCTTTCTAACTTCAAGTGCTTCTTGTGTTTCAGCATCATATCTGTTTTTCCACTCTTTCTCTACAAGACCCTTTAGTGCTTCTTCATCACGGAGAGCAGCGTAGGTTCTGTAACCTTTTTCAAGAGTTTCAGGAGTTAGTTGCTTGATTACATTTCCATTGCCGGAAGGTGCATTCATTCCCATGCTTGGTACGCTTGGAGATTTAATGACATGCTGATTTCCGCTTGGAGAAGGCAATGATGGATAAGCAGGTTCAGTTGCATCCTCGCCGGATCCAATCTCGTCACCTTGACCTCTATGGTTATATCCACCTTGACCTTGTTCTAGCATGTATGCTTTTTCTAGGCCGAAGTGGTCACGGACAGCATTTAAGTCTACTCCGCTTTCATGAGCAAATTTCTCAAGAGTTTCAATGTAAGCAAGTGCATCTTCTTCACCTTTCTTCATTTCTTTATCTTCTTTCATTTCCTTCATGTCCGACTTGTAAGATTTTTCTTCTTTCTCTTCCTTGTCGTCGCCTTTTGTCAATTCGCCTAGAACATTGTTCAAGCCTTCTTTTATTTCTTTTAACATTTCGCTGTTTGTCATATCATCATCACCTTGCATTTTTAGTATT